TGAATTAAAAAAAGCAATCGTGGCTGACCCATGCGATTGCTTAATTTGATAATACCATGAAGATGCCGTCTCCCCGGAATCAACAGGCGTCGCAGACGAAAGGGCTGCCACTCCTTCCCTGCCATACTTGTCCAACATTCCAAGTCGAATGGCCTCTTTCGCTCTCTCCATAAAACCAGTTACTTTGGAGAAATTGCCCTTTTGTCTTAAACTTATCATGCACACTCCCCTTAAATTCGCATTGCATAGTCAAGCGAGATCCAGCCAGCTCCAGATTTCAATTTTCCCCATCCTGCTTTTGCTCCGGATCCTTCTTTTACCTCTGTAATTGTAAAGATACCTCGGCCAGTAAAAGCCCCAGTCGGAGCATAATTAACACCGGCACCAGTTCGAATGTTCAGACGGTCTGTATCTACTTTTACTTTAAATGAAGTCCGGTCGCTGCCCTTGCCCGAATAAATACAAACTCCATTCTCATCAAATACAGAATATCCGAAATTCTCGTCTGCATCTTTCTTAGCAAGATTCAAATTGTGATATGCGCCCTTCTGCGACGCTGCATCTGTCCAGCTCTTGCGAACACGATACCACGGCTTCTCTGTTTCCGGCTCAATATCTCCGGATACAACATTATACTTTACAAGCTCCCAGCGCTCTATAATGTCACAAAGCTTATCGGCATAATTAACATCGGTTGCATATCCGCCATCTTTAATGATCTGTGCTGCTTTTCTATAATCAGTTTCGCCAGGAAGTCCCGCATAACGATTCTGATAATCAATCATTGCGCCAAGCAAATATGCCGAATGATCCGAGATACTGTCTTCAACAGATCGATATTTTCTGAAATCAGCAGTAACAAAATATTCTTTTCCATTTTCATCCTGTTCTGCTGTTTTTTTCGTAAACTTTGATTTTCCGTCCCAAGTGCTTCCCGGCCATGTGTTATCGCTTAAAGTACATTTCATTCCAAAACAGTTGTTCGCTACCTGAGCCAGATCTGTATGTCCGTACCCCGATTCAAGAATAAACTGTGCCAAAGATACACAGGCCAAAATACCTGACTGTTTCTGATCCTCAGTGAAAAGCAATCCTACCTTTTCGATCACTTCCTTCTCACTCAAACCAGATAACGACTTTGCCTGAAGTCCATTTTGAATTTCCTTTTTAAGACTGGCATTTACCTCTTCCGCGATCTTGCCAAGACGGTTATATATGTAATCCCCAGGACATGACTTATTTGCAAACCACCGGTGAACCGTCATATTCTGCTGTTCCGGATGTCCAATCAGTGACTTGTCCGCCTTCCACTTCAATTCTTTAATCGCATTTCGCTTACAAATATCCGCACAAAGCCGGATCAACGCTTTGTAAACTTTCTCGTTGATTTTGTACGGCGCATTTTTTCCACTCGCGCATTCAATCGTGACTGCTCTGTTATCATTTCCTGGATTTGAAGAACACCAAGAACGATCCTTCTCATCGACAATCAAAGCAATCTTTCCATCTTTATCGATAAAATAGTTACAACTGCATTCAGCCTCTTCCGATGCAAACCAGGATGCTGCATCTTTCACATCAACCTCTCCAACATAACAATGAATCGTAATCGTATCGATCTTATGATTTCTTGGACTTGTACGGTTTGGACTGATTTTCTTATAACTAATAAGATCACTGTTACTCATTTCTTATCACCCTTTCGTATTCAATCTCCTTTTTCGCGCTGCATTCAAAGCACGCTGTCTACTGTAAGCCTCTTTTCTTCCCATCTTTTTGCTTGGTTGATTCTTTATTTCACATACTCGTATCAAAGTAAGCAAACGATTCAAATGCCATTTCTGACACTCAAATGGAATGTTAAAAGCAATAAGCCAATAGTAAATAAGTTCACTCGTCACCTGCTCACTTCCGGCTTTTCCTTTTTTATCTTCCGAAAACCATGTTGCAGTCATTGAATCCTCTATATAGTCGTTCACCTGCTTCATATTTATATCGGTAATGTTCCGATAAACTTCAGGAGCAATATTCTGTGTAAGCGTCATGCAGCGGATATAGTCAATTGTTTCCTCCAGCGTTTTTTCCTGTTTTGTAAGAAAAGGTTTCTTCCATTTTCTTTCCCACTTTGAAAGAGATACGAGAGAATGCTCCAATTGAAGTTTCTGCTCTTTTGTACGGACAAACTCCTGTTTTTCTTCATCCCACAGTTCTACCGCCGGTATCGTAATTTGAAGCATCTCTCACACCTCATTTTCTATATAAAATCAAACGGGTAATGCCACGTTCGCACTTCCACCCGCTGCAATCTGTTTTCCAACATCAGACGGAACAATTCCATTCACAAAGGCTGCCGCCGCATCTGCATCCGTCGAAAGTTCCATAAACAGCTGAGAATATGCCTCTGTCTGTGAAAATTCTGTAGCCAGTTCTTCCGACTTAATAAATCTTTTACCATCCGGACTCTTCACACCATATGATTTCAGAATCAGTTCTTTAAAAATCTTAATAATCGCCGGTACATCCTGCGCTGCTACGATTTTCCGAATCTGCTCGGCCAGACCACCTGTAGTGCTGAGCTCCATCTCCATAATCTCTGCTTTTGACAAATTAAAATAAAGGTCCTCTGTTCGTTCTGTTCCGTTATAGTCACTATACGTTTTCGTTAATTTCAGCATAATTTTCTTCTCCTTTTCATGTTGTTAATGAAACAAAAAACAGCGAGGATGTCAGTCTTTACTCTGAATGCATCCCCGCTCTCATTTTGAATTTCTATAATTTCTTTTTCATCTTTTACCCAACTGTTGTACCAGCAAGCAGTGTAGCAATCTCATCCGGAAGCGGAAGTCTTGCCTCCTCGGTTTCGCTTCCATAAAGCACATCCTCAATTTTCTTGAGATTCTCTTTATCAACTTTGGTTGAATCAATTGTCAGACAAGCCGTTGGTTTAAATCCAGTCACAGACACCGGTGTAGTAGTAACCTCCCATGATAAGGTCATCGCTTCCGGAGAATCATTGATCGTGTTATAAGCCTTTTCAGATGGTGAAGCAGTTGCACCATAAATCAAATGGAGCTTGTAACCATGGGCTTCTCCCTCTGTGTCATTCCCGACTTCTGTGCGGTAGCAAAGACCAAACGGTGTTCTGGTCTGCTGCCCGATCGTCACACCCTTCGCGAGTTCAGCCGAACCGTCACATGCCTCAAATTCTTCCGGATATGTATACGCTTCGATTGTAGCCCCAAACTCTTCCGCTGATACAAGATTCAGATATTTAATATTATCCGCATACAAAGCAGTCGGCTCTGCTCCGGACGGACTTTCTGTAACTGCAGTAATGCCATTCCACGCAACACCTTTCGGATACGTACCCTCTTTAGACTGTGGATACAAGACACCATTTTTAACACCGGTTTCGTACAGACGCTTTCCAGTTTCATCCCATACAAGTTTCGCCATATGTTTGATTCCTCCTTAAAAATATAGTAAAAATACATCGTGATTCAAATTATCTGAAGTGAAATGCCGCTCGAATCGACACATTGGTAATTTAGAAATCAATTCGACAATTCCACTGTCTGGATCTTTATCTATTACTGTTACCTGATAAGCATGTTTCTGCATATAAACATCATTATCCGCAAAAGAATTTTCAATATTATCTCTCGAATACACAATTGCCGGATAATGCATTTTTACAGACTCAGGAGGCTGATAATAGACATTTCTATTTCCAAGAACCGAACAAAGAACTTCATGCAGATCAGTTCTGTTCGCCATTGTACACACCTCCTACCGTCAATATCAGTCTTGGGTACGAAACCTCTACACTTGTCACCTTCCATTTCGCACCCATAAACTCAACATACTTAATTGAATGAAAATTCTGAATGGCGAATGGATCAGAAACAATGCTAATCTCATTCGAAACGTTTATATTGTCATTCAACTGACTGGAATTTTGAAGTCTCCGTACATTCCGGATTGTTTCACCGTAATAATTCCGTTCCGTAATTCGTTCTTCCCAAACACCTGGCTTCGTCTCAGAAGTAGTCGCGTATCCGACTGCACCAAACCATTTCGCCATTTTGAATTTCCTCCTTAACTACTTTTCTAAATTACCAGGCAGCCTGATTAGCCGACAGAAGTTACATCCTCCTCAAGTGCAATTGCTGAGTAAACTCTCGTAAGTGTACCGGAACATCTTGTTTCCAGAAGAGATTTCTCCTGATTGAAATCGATATCAAACTGCGTAAAGTGAGTAACTTCTCCACCCTTTGTTGCACCAAGAGAATAGTCTGCCAGATTTGTGATGATACCAAGAAGCTTCTTTTTCTTATTATCGCTTGTAGTTCTCGTCTTGCCTTCGAACTGCTCAGCTGTATGGACGTTGCCAACGTTAAGTGCAGATGCCAACTCTGCTTTGGATGAATAAATTCTTCTGCCGTTGATATCACGGGCAAGCAACATCACGTTCAGCATATGCGGCGTACAGAAGAAATCCGGAGTGCCGGTTCCTTTATAGTTTTCTCTTGCATAAAGAACCGTGTTGATAATAGCCTCCGCATAAACATAATTGTCTCCGAAATTCGCTCCGGTGTTGGTACCCTGAAGTTCCGCTTTTGCAGCTGCCACATCCAGATCAACATGAATCGTATAAAGATCGTCATCTGTCCAAATCGGTCTGATGTGATCCGGCGAGATCTTTCCTTCATCTCCGTCGTCACGGCCGTCGCCAAGCATGATCGCCATAGCAAGCTCTTCGTTCAGCATCATACGGTCGATATTGTACAAATACTGAACATAATCAAAGTCCGTGATTTCAACAATATCATCCCTGTGCAGAGCATTCTTAACGTAAACAGTCTGCGGATCGGTTGTTCTTCTTACCAGCTTGAAGTTTCCAGTCTGACCTTTCTTTTTACCCTTTTCATAGCCCTTAGCTCTCAGAGTATCGATATTGCGAATGTCTACCTGACTTGTTCGGATTCTGGAAATGGGGCTCTTATGAACCTTATTCATAACAACCGAAATCCATCCCTGGTCACTCGTAATTAATTCCGGAGCTCCCGGTCTAACCTCTTTGTACTCCGGAAACAGGTTGTAGATATTCCCTTCGCCAGTCTGTACAAAGCCGCTGCTCACCGCATCATGCTGAAGATTGTTATTGTCCGCATAAATTTTAAGCGCTGTCTGAAAAGTTCCAACCTGGCTCGTCTTTGCCATGCTGACAATGTCCATCTCGTCAGAGTGGCTCAGCACGTTTCTGTCATTCTGTTCATTTTCAAATACATTGTGTTTCATAGTCTCGTCTCCTCCTTTTGAATCATCATTTTCATCATCGTCAGACGCTTCGTTACCCTCCAGAACCTGACCGATCATTGAGTACACTGCGTTCTTCTGTTTCTCCGTAAGTGTATTAAAAACATCACCTACGGTCTCTTCATCATCTTCGCTCTCCTTAGAGCCCTCGGAATCGGAATCCTTTTCCCCCTTGTCCTGGCCTTCATCCGCGTGGCACAAAGTAATTTCTTCACCAGTATAGATCACAGCCGATTCGGTGGACACTTCACCGTGCTGAACAACAGAATCAATATATGCCCCGGGATTCGCTCCGGCGAGAACAAGGCTTACTTCGCGAATTGACCCATGCAGAACATTCTCACCCTGCTGCTTCAGCTGGTTGGCAAAAATAGAAAGAGCCGAAACATCTCCATGCTCAACTAAAAGCTTGGCGTTCCGGCCCGATTCCGTATCATTAAATTTACAAAAAGCATAGACCCCTTCCTCTCTGTTTTCCAACAGAGCATGTCCTAAAACATTCAGCGGATCGTTATGCTGATGGTTCCAGACAAGCGGTACTGTCTGCCCATCGTTACTCTTAAATGCATCTTTCAGGATTGTTCGTCCATCCGAGCATTTCAGATTGTTTCGAGTGGCCCAGCCACTAAAATCAAACTTCATTTTGAATTTCCTCCTTTTTCTTGTTTCCTCTCCTTCTCTGTGATAAAATCCATAAAGAGGGAGGTGACAAAATGATTCTTGTAAAATGTGAATGCGGGTGTTTTTATACCATAAAAACAAATAATCTATTAACTTTTCCAGACGAAACGCATCCAACAGAACATGTTTGCCAAAATTGCGGACAAAGACACGTTTTCGATCTCGACATACTATTCGCCAAAACATCGTCTAAAAGTACAGAGCAAAAATGTCCTTACGAAATCGAGCTTGTTCCCGACAATGCCAAAATAACGGTTACGTTTACACCATAAGCTTTTGAAACCAGTCTTATACCTTTAATGACTGGTTTCTATTTTTTTCTGTAAATTCGCAACCGCTAGTGGCAAATCTTCAAGTCTTTTTAACACCTCTTCAAGATCGTTAATAGCACATCGTAATTTCGATGAAGATTCTTCAATACCTGATAAACCTATACCAAGTTTAATACCGTCAACACCATCGTATATTTCTACATCCAAATTCATGACAGTAGAATGTACTGCATAGATAACTTTAAGTGCATCCAACAGTCTATCGCCTGTCTTTGCTACATCATCTATAATTTGGTTCACGTCATTCGCCCTGATTTCTGTTCTTTTTTTTACAAACATCCTCCACCTCCTCCTCACTCAAAAATTCTATAAACCGCAGAGCTACGAATTATATATCTGATCCATTCTCTTTAGAAAATCCATCCGGCAATTGAGATATCTCAGCTTTCGATTGGCTCAAATTCTTATTTCTCAATTCATCAGCCTTCGGATCATCAGAAGGTTTCATTCCAACTACCTGCCTGATTTCGTTCGATGTCATAATCTCATTTCTCGTAAACTTATCTGCAATTTCAGAAATCTCATTAACCGGTACCAACTTAAACGGATCCCGGAAGAAAGAAATCGACTGCATCTGTGACCGAGCAGTTTTAGTGAGGAACTTTCGCTTCATCTCATCCGCAATGGCTGAAAGAATCGGTTCGATCGTACGGTTATAATAATTCAGCATTGTTTTATCATCGGCTGTGCCATCCAAAATGCTCTGCGTAATCCCTAACTGGCTGTATAGCATACTCGTTAAGTATTCGATCTGAGACATCAGATTGTTATCAACCGGACGATTCAACTGTGTAATCCGTTCCGTACCATCTGCATAGGCGATTCCGTATTTGGAACCAGCCAGCTGCATTTCTATATCTTTGCGACGTTCTTCCGCCTGCCTTCGTCTTGCCTCTGTCTTAATCACATATGGCAACTGGATAATCAAATCCAGCTTACCGGAACTGCTTTGCTCATCTATCGCGTCCAGCATATTCAATTTACGAATAAGACGCTGCATTGTTGAGTTCGGTTCATTCATCACCGAATAAAAGGGATTTTCAATGATAGCGACCGTAGATTTTTGAAGTAAAAGATCTTCCTTTTTCCCGGTTTTCTCGTTATAAACCTTCACCTTTACATGCGCCGGATACCAGTCCAGAATTTTACCGGTTCTCATCGTCGAAATATCGTAGGCTCCGGATATCTCAGGATTAAAAGTCGTATCAACCGGAACAATCGCCACGCAGCCTTCATCAAGCATAGACATAACCACATCCTGAATAAAAGCTCTTCCAGTTTGGTCAATATTTGCTGAAAGCGAAAGGCAACTATTCAATCCACTATCCATGTCGGAAACATATCTTTCGTTCTCATCCAGTCTCGTATGATTCATATTCACCGAAGAGGCATCGATCGCGATACGATTATAAATAGCGGTGATAATCGACCGCTCGTTTCCTCTGGTCAACCGTACCCTGTCCGGACGGTAAGAATACCCCATGCCGATGTCACGGTAACCATATGTAGGATCCTTGTTCATAAAAGCATTCCAAGCATGCTGGATTCGTGATGTAAATCCCATTTTGAATTTCCTCCTTTTTGCACACAAAAAAGAGCCTACACAATTTCGTATAGGCCCTTGGGGTTAAGTTTTTTTATTAATTTTATTTTATTGGAAGATAGAGATTTTCCTTATCCCACAATAATTCTAATGATTCATTTGCAAAATAGTCAACTGTCTCAATATTTCTAATGAAAGCATGTGTTCCGCTGTCTTTGTGTCTTCTGAATAGATTCATTGTACATTCAATACGTTCCTTATCACGATCAAGCATTCTATTACCATTTTCAATCAGGCTTTTATCAAGTCTTGTCTTTTTAACAATTGGTATCTTCCCAATAGTATCACCGGCAAATTTGCTAATCTCGGCAAACTCATTCCCGATTTTTCCAGACAAAGAATTTTTAATGCTTGATTCGACCTGATCATAACATGTCGTATACAGCACTTTGTATTCGTATGCTTTTTCTCGTAAAGTTTCAACCATTCCATGTAAATATTGAGAATCGAAATTCTTTGACAACATAACCATTTCAAATGACGCCATAGAATATACATGCAACGCTAACTTATAACGCGTAAAACATTCGAGGACACGCTTCCATCTATTGCGAACCGTATTCTGGTCGATAGAAATTTTTCTCAATTTCGACTCTATTTCCGCCTTATACGCCAAAATATCTTTTCCGGCGTTCCTACGGATATTTTTCACCTGATTCAGACTTACAACAAGTAGAGGTTCCTTGTCCCAGCAGTATTTATATTCAGCACTAACTTCATTTAATGTTTCCAAATCGACCAACAATTGAGATTTCTTATCGCGATCGAAAATATCGATAAGTTCCTGCTGCAATTCCTTGATCTCTCCAATGCCTTGTTCTATGTTCATCAAGGAAGCTGCCATAAAAACTTGGGTTGGATTAAAAGGAACGACTGCTGATGTAGAGACTGATTCAGCCTGAATCCAACGAGCCTGTGCCAGGCCTCCATCATCTTTAAGTATAGCACCTAAAGCACCGCTTCCATCCTTTGCATGGGCCAGTTTCCCCGAAACCCCTGCTGGGAACACGCAACGGTATAAACCTCCTGTCTCTGGAGCATTGACCGATTTTTCAATCGCATTAAAGATTGACGGAAAAGAGGCAAATGCGCTTCCAAGTGCAACAACTCCTGACATAGGTATTTTGCTATAACGATCTTTTTCGATCACATCGCCAATTGGCTGTGGAAAATATTCCACGCTTACTGTCGACTCAATAAGTTTGTTTTTCATGTTAGGACGATCCTTTTGTAGTTTTCTTCAACTCATGATAAATTATAGTTATGTCTGAATTTCTGTCAAACTTTGATTTTTTATTAAAGTTTGATTTTCCATTGACCAATATTTTTTCGATCGCCCCGGTTTTGGTAAACCATCCAAAATAGAGATCTCTATTTGCTACAAAATTAATATTTTGAAATCCGGCAGATCGAAATTCGGCGGCTACTATTTCACAGTCTTCGTTTAGATACTCAAAAGAACTACCAGGTACACTAATCAATTCTCTTTTATCAACCTTTACAATCTCTTCTTTCTTTTTTTCTTCCTTTTTCTCTTTCTTTTCACGAGAAGCAACGATTGGTAAAAACATAAAACATAAGACTAATCCAACACCAACTAGATTACCAGTAAATAGAAAAACTGGCAAACATACTATACATATGACGATCGTCGCTATCTTAAAAAATTTTTTCCAAGAGTCTTTACTTTCATTTTTATGGAATTTGGGAAAAACAAAAGCTCGTAAAGCTATAAAAATCATTATAAAATCTATACCAAGCAAATCTCTTGCTACCATTTTATATAGCAACCAAGCTGCGCATAAAAATACTACAGCCCATCTAAAACCATTCGATAGTTTTAAATAATATTTTTCTTTTTCTGTTTCATATGCTATTTTTCCTAGTGTAGTGTCTTTCTGTATTTCTTCTTTCTTGACATCAGTATTCGATTTTATCTTTTCAATTTTTACCTTATCGCTATATTCTATTATTTTTTTAGAGCCACAATAAGGACAGAATAGCATTTCTTCATCTTCATCTCGCTGCATAATACTCCCACAGCTTTCGCATTTCTGTTCGATTTTAGGAGAACTATGTAAAAATGTTCTTACTTTTTCACCACAATTAGAACAAAACAAAGCATCTTCTGTCAATTGTGTCCCACACTCAGTACAAAACATATCCGAAGTTTCCTTAGCCATATTACTTCTCCGGAACCCATGATGCATTATTTACACTAATAGTACCGTTTCCTCCTACAATCCATAAAACATTACTCTCTTCAAGTTTTACGTGTACTGATTTTCCAGCCTGAACCTCTCCCGAACCCATTAATGGATATGCATGTTCTGGCATTTCTATTCTTTCCGAGCTACTACGATTATGAAACCATACTTTATAATATTCATCGTATGTTTCTTCATTTTCAAATACCCAAGCTCCAATTGATTCGTTATTGTCGACAGTTATTAAATAGGATCCTTCTTTTATATCTTCTCCAACAACATAAACCCCAGCACCAATAGTATCTCCGCTATCGCCGATTCTGCTATCTATCTCCTCCATAACACTATTCTTTAACGTTACCAGCTCGTCCAAACTCATTCCCGATAAATCTATCTCAGACGCAATGGCCTTCGATGAAATCAGCATCGATAATACGGACGCGCAAATCAAAGCTTTTCTCATAACAAAACTCCTCCCTAAATTCATTTTAGCTAAATATACCATTATTAATACTTTCTGCTGTGTAAGATGCTCCAGAAACCGAAATAATCAAATCATCTGAACACCCATAAAAAGCATAGTCGCCTATTGATATATTACCATTTCCGATTATAATCGACTCTAATTTCTCACAATATCGAAATGAAGTTTCGCCAATTTTAATGTTGTTATTCATAACTTCATTATCACATATAAAAACGCTTGCTAAATTTTCACAACTTATAAAAGCGTGTTCTTGAATGGTGGTATTATCACCGTCAATAACAACTGTGCTTAAATCATTACAAGCACTAAATGTTCCATCTCCAATTTCAATTTCCTCTCCGGTTATTAATAAACTAGAGATCGAAGAATATTGAAACGCAACTTCTCCCAAATTAACGTTAGAATTTCTTATTTCTACATTAGCTTCGTTTCCACATATATAAAAAGCAGATTTTTCAGTTTCAATCTTACTATCAGTAATCAAAATATTTTTTAAATCTTTACAATTAGAAAAAGCGTCTTCCTCGATTTTTAATTCGCTACTACTAATTGTCAGCTTAATCATTTCTCCGAGCCAAAACGCACGTAAACCAATGGAACCTGTACAGTTTTCAATATACACTGAAAAATTCTCTCCGCACTCACAAAATGCATTTTCAGCCATTTTAATGTCGCAGTTTTTTATTAAAATTTGGGTTATCTTATGGCAATTGGAAAAAGCCCAATCTTGGATTGCAGGATTACCACCAATTATATTTATTTCATCAAATTCTCCGTATCGAAACGCCTGCCGACCAACTTTATAATCGGCATCTATTAAAGTTACACTTTCAACATTTTCCAAGCTCATGAAAGCATTTTCCTCTATCAACGTAACCTCATCGCCTTCTGGACTTTGGTTTGGAATAACCAGCTCCGTATCCGTGCATGTTCCTATGCCTGTGATTGAACATGTCCCATCTCCATTACTTTTAAATTCAAGCCCCTCTGATATAGAATAGCTAACATCCGTTTTCCCAGTTTCGTTTATTTCCGATAAATCCATTTCAGACGCAATGGCCTTCGATGAAATCAGCATCGATAATACGGACGCGCAAATCAAAGCTTTTCTCATAACAAAACTCCTCTCTAAATTCATTTTAGCTAAATATACCATTTTATCGTCAAAAAGTACAGTATTATTTATTAAAAACACACGCAAAACAATATAATTGCTAAAAAGCATCCTTATTCGCTTTGTAGGCAACATATGCGTCCATCATGGCAGCAACTGCATCAATCTTTTGCTCATATCTTTTTTTCATCAGTTTCCGGTTTCCATTCGTATCTTCCATGGTGATACAATTTCCCATGGCAAATGTCATGAGCTCTTCGTCAAACAGCAGCATCCGTTCTTCCGAAAGTTTCTTCAACTCTCCAAGCGGAACAGATTCTGTCTTTGCCCCCTGAATTACTTTTTCAATTCCAAACGGGCCATACTCCGCTTCCCATCTTTCCACAAATTCTTTTGCATTATACGGGTCAAATCCAAAACAGCGAATGTCATACTCACATTCCGTAATATGTCGATCCAAATCTTCATATACTTCCATCATGTCAAGTACCGTTCCCTCCAAAACTACCAAGCTACCCTCATTTATAAATTGATCGTATTTCATCCTCATAGCAGCCGGTAATTTATGCAAAGTTAAAGAAGAGATATAGTTTCTCGTTTTAATTCCGAAACAGTTGTTTGATAAAGGAAACAGAAACGTAAACGCACAAAAATCGTCGCCCTGAGACAAATCTGCTCCGAGCGAACACGGCATCTTCCAATAATTTCTTTTCCGATGAGGTAATGTTTCTTCATATGTAAAATAATATGTATAACCTTCCATTGGTATTCCAAATCTTTTTGCCAAAATATCATTACGCGCCGCCGGGGCATTCTCAGCTCTTTCAACGTCCCTTTGATAAGTATCATAAGTAACAGTCTTTCCGAGATTCGGATTTGCTTTCAGCCACATATCCGGCTCCCCAACCTCATCAATAGAATCCAATCGATACCACCAAATAGAAACATTGGGAATATGGTACTCTCCTTTCAGTATCTTCATCAACTCCATTTTGATTGTATCGCCAGCACCATTACGAACTGTACCTTCCGAACTGGTTGCTATGATCAGATAATCATCAACCTTCGAAGCTCCTTGCTCAATAGCCCCAATCGGATCCTCCCTGATATCGCCGGAAAGCCACTCGTCCACCGTAGCTATTTTACATCTGAGTCCCTGAAGCTTGTTGATACTCATCGGACGGATTTCAAGTAAAGAACCTGTCAAAAAATTTTCAATTCCCTTTTTCGTGGATGCCAATTTCACTCTATTTACTTTTGAACCAGTCGTATTCTGTAAAGATCCTTCTGTCAGGAATCTAAACAACGGACCACGTGATCTTGTGATTGCAGTTCGGATCGGGGTCAATACTTCTTCTGCTAATTTCATAGTCGGAGCAGTAGTAATCTGATGCGTGGTACTCGTATCTACATTTTCAAAATATGATTGAATGCATGAATCATACAGGGATTTAGCCGCACCTCTTCCTACAATCAGATACTGCTTATTAATCAATCGTTTTTTTATTACTTTATTTACATAACTTCCACCATGACCATTTTTATAAGGCTCGTAGACACTCCGTTCGACAAACTGATACCATCCGAAAACCTGTTCACCCCATATTTTAAAACTATCCAGAAGATTCAAATCAGAACCATCGGTTAATGTAAGCTCATTTTCGCAATAAGCGATCCATCCCTCGACTGCCTGATCATCGTAGTAATATTCCGGATCAGCAATCAAATCGTCAATGCGATTCATTTCCATAGAAACTTCTCTGCAAACCGGTATCTCACCTCTAAGTACGGCCTCTCGAAACAGGCCGTAATATTTTGGAACAGCCGTATTCGATAAAGCCATACTTTCACACTCCTTGTTTTAATTATGTTGCTTTTATTGACTCTTTTAAAATTCTATATATAGTGGTAATAAGATCTCTGCATAACGTCAGTATCTTATTTTCTCTTGATTATCAGCAGCCATTATGATATAGTGCTAGTAAATCAGGGCGTACCATACCAACCTACCAGGAAAAAGTATGACGCCCCACATTTATAGAGAAAGGAGGAATTAACCATGCAAATACCTGTTGATGGCGCAATCGTAATCCTTGAAGCGATTGCCAAATACATAGTTGAAAATCGTCAGGAAGAAGAATAATTTATAAGCCCGATACTCGACCGTGTCGGGTTCTTCTTTTTTCCTCCATTACTCACGAATAATTATTGGTA